GTGCCGGAAGCGCAGGGCAAGGAAACGGACGTCCAGGAGCAGGAAGCCGCCCAGGAGCCCCAGGAAGCCCCTGTGACGGTGCCGGAAGCGCAGGGCAAGGAAACGGACGTCCAGGAGCAGGAAGCCGCCCAGGAGCCCCAGGAAGCCCCTGTGACGGCCCAAGGGCTGACCCTGGGCAGCGGGCGACTGGGCGGGGTGCTGTCCCCGGCGGTAGTAACACCCACCCCCACGCTGCTGACCAGCAGCGCACCTGAAGAAAATGCCCAGGAATCCGACGAAGAATACGACACCATTTTGGTGAACGATTTGGAAACGGTAAAACTGGGCCGCCAGGGTGAACACCTGACCCAGCAAGTGCTGATCGATTGCAGCGCCTGGCTGTCCAATACAGCCCTGACTGGGTGCCAGCTGCTGATCGCGGCCATCCGCCCCGGCGAAAATGAGATTTATTTGCCCATCGTAACCACTTCCAACGGCGTCATTACCTGGGACATTCGGGATCAGGACACCGCCAAAGGCGGATGGGGCCGGGGTGAAGTGCGGGCGATGAAAGACGGCAAGATCAAGAAAAGCGCCGTTTTCCGCACCCGCGTGGAACCCAGTCTGGAGGGCAGCGGGGGCGGCACGCCTGTGACCCCGCCCGACTGGGCGCAGGCTATCCTGGAAAGCGTAACGGCTGCCCAGGCAGCTGCGGAAGCAGCCGCCGCCAGCGCTGCGCAGGCAGAACTGAACACGCGGGGCCTTGCCGGTTGGAGCCTGACCAAAGAGCAGGACGACACCGTAACCATTGACTACAACGAAGAAAGCGAGGGCTAAAAAATGGGACTGAACATTGCAAGCGAAAAAACCCAGGAACGCATTGCCAACGCCCTGGAAATGATGGTGGCGCACCAGATTGAACAGGACGGCGGCGACTTCAACCCCACCGAAGCGCAGAGCGTGGTTCGCCACGGCATGGGCGCGGCCACCTATCCCGTGGGTACGCAATTCCCGCTGACCCACAGCGTATACGGCAGCCACAAGCACAACGTAATCGGCCACAACCACGACCAGGACGCGCATGGCCATTTTGAACACAGCATGACCATCCAAATGGACGACCAGATCGCGGACGGCACGCCCTTTGATATGCCGGAGGCGCTGGTGTATGCCGTGAATGCCATCAGCGCGGGCAGCAGCTTCCACTTTTCCGCGCCGGAACTGAACAGCGTGCCTGCCGGAAATTATCAGTTTACCCTGGGCACGGCGGTGCCCGCTGGCGGCCAGATCATGCTGGTAAAGAGCGGCACTGCCTGGAAAGTGACCACCTACGAAAGCGCCACCAGCACCACCCCGCTGGAAACTGTCAACTGCGTGGCGGGCAGCACCGGCACCGACCTGGGCAACATCACCGACGCCACCAACCCCCTGATGCACGCGGGCATCAAGGCCAGCGAAATCAGCGAGGGCACGGCGCTGGTTATCAATCACGGCAGCTGCACCCAGTACGGCTATAACCGTTGGAGCCAGAGCGCCCTCCGGCAGTGGCTGAACAGCAGCGCCGCCGCCAACGAATGGTGGACGCCGCAGAACGTTTTCGACCGGCCCCCGTCCTATGCCAGCCGCCCCGGCTACCTGGCAGGCTTTGACGCCGCTTTCGTGGCCGCCCTGGGTGAAATCACCCACAGCACTGCGCTGAATAATGTGACGGACGGCGGCACCTGTGAAACGGTGACGGATAAGGTTTTCCTGCTGTCCCGCGCGGAAGTGGGTCTGGGCGTGGAACGCGCTGGCCAGGACGACGGCAGCGTATACGAATTTTGGGACGGCGCGACCGCCAAAGACCGCATCAAGCTGCGCGGTACTTCCGCCGCCTACTGGTGGCTGCGCACCCCGAGCAGCGGCGGCGCCGGCACCGTGCGCATCGTGTACACCGACGGCCTCCTGTACGACTACTACGCGGTGCACGCCTACGGCGTGGCCCCGGCTTGCGTAATCATGTAATCAACCATCCGCACCGATAGGTGCGGCTACGCCCCGCGCTACTGCCTAAGCGGCAAGCGCGGGTTTCGGGCCGCAATTCCAAGAATTGTCGGCCCTTAGCCGCCTATCGGCGGCGCTATTTAGGAGGAAACCGCCACCATGGCCGTGATAAAATCCAAGCGGCAGGAAAACCCGCTCCAAGTGTTAAGCATGGCGCTGGGGCTTGCTGTGCATACCCTGATCGTGTGCAAAAATGAAAAGCTGTTCCCCAAGCGCGACCGCTGGCTGCTGACTGCTGAAATTGTGCGCACTGCTTTGGGTATCTATATCAGGATCAGAAAAGCCAACCGGGTGCGCGTGGAAGGAATGGAGGACTACACCAGGCGCATGACGCTGCAAAGTGAAGCCCTTGACCTGATCGACACCCTGATGGGCTTAATTGATATAGCTGGCGCATTCTGCAAGCTGCCCGGAAACAAGCAGGAATATTGGACGGGCCTGGCCCTGAACCTGGAAAACAAAGCCCGTGCCTGGCATCGAAGCGACCAGATCAGGCTGAAGCCTGGCAGCATCCGGGTGGAAGCAGACGGCCTGGCGGTTGACACTGACACCCTGGAAACCATTTTGCAAGAAATTGGCGCGACGCTGGCACAGCAATGCACCAGCGCCGCGCCAATCACCCACGGGCCGGGCGCTGTATGAGTTTCCGCCGCCAACTGGTGGCTGCGCACCCCGAACAGCGGCAACGCCAACAACGTGCGCAACGTGAACACCGACGGCACCCTGAACAACAACAACGCGGTGAACGCCAACGGCGTGGCCCCGGATTGTGTGTAGCAGCGCGGCAGATGAAAGGCCAGACAGCCTGGATGCCCCGCTGTTTTAGTGAGCATAAAGTAAGCGGATAAGCCGAAATCAAAACGAACACACACAAGGAGCGCCCGACCCACCCGGCGAAAGCCGGGGAACAAAAGACCGCAAAACCGCTTGACGGCAGCGCCCTGGCCCATGATGCCAGCGGCTGGTCTGCCTATCCGCTGCGGTGCGGCAATTAGCAAAAATGGGCCATCAATACCGAAAAGCCATCCAATTCGGCCAATTGCGCATAGCTTTGGCAAAGTGCTGCCGGAATGTGAGATGGAAACCCAGCGTCACCGGCTACGAGCATAACGCGCAGAAAAACACGTTTACCCTGGCCAAGAGCCTGGAAAATGGCAGGTATAAAATTGATAAATACCAACGTTTCATGGTTTACGAACCCAAGAAAAGGGAAATCGTGGCCACCAGGCTGAAAGACCGGCAGTTTCAACGCAGTTTATGCGATAATGTGCTATATGACGCCATTACCAGGCATTTTATTGCCGATAACTGTGCCTGTTTGCGCGGGCGTGGCGTGGATTATGCCCTCAACCGGCTAACTTGCCACCTGGAAAGATACTACCGGGCGCAGCGCAAAGCAGCAGGAAACCCGGCGCTGCCATTTCTGGCGGGCGGCTGGGTGCTGCGCTGCGACGTGCGCCACTTCTTTGACAGCATCCCGCACAACGTGGCGAAAGCAGCCGTCGCCAAGCGGGTGAAAGATCGGGAAGCCGCCAGGCGGGTCTATGAAATCATAGACAGTTTTGGCGACGAACGCGGCATCGGCCTGGGCAGCGAAGTAAGCCAGCTTGTGGCCCTTGCGGTACTGGATGACCTGGATCATCTAATCAAGGAACAACTGCATATTCGGCAATATATCAGGTATATGGATGATTTTATATTGATTCACCCGGATAAAGAATACCTGCGGAAATGCCTGGCTATTATTCAGGAACACCTGACCGGGCTGGGCCTGGAACTGAATAAAAAGACGACCATGCACCCACTGGCCCAAGGTGTGACCTTCCTGCATTGGCGCTTTATCTTAACCGATACCGGCAAGGTTGTGCGGAAGATTGATAAAGCAAAGATCAGCAGGGAACGCAGAAAACTGCGCAAGCTGAAAGCCCTGATCGATGCCGGGCGGCTTACCATGGATCAGGTGCGGGATAACTACCGAAGCTTTGCGGCAAATGTGCAGCGGGGACACACCCGCAGCATACTGCTGCAAATGGATCAATACTATAAAAACTTATTTAAGGAGGAACCGCCAAATGGAAAGAAACGATATGGACGCCCGGACACGGGCCCGCGTGCTGCACGCTGCCGAAGTGGATCACGCCAACACACCGGAAGCCCTGGGGAAAGCCCTGGAAATGGCCCTGGAAGAAAACGACCTGGAGAGGGCCGCCCAGCTGGCCAGAGCAAAGCGTGACCAAATGCTTAAGGACGTGGACGCCCATGGCAGCATCTACCGCATGGAACTGGAAGAGCCCACCGGCACCAATTTCAGCGCCTGGCTGCCTACGCTGAAAAAGCTGGTCGCCCATAGCAGCGATCCGTGGGCCGAATACCGGCGCAAGCTGCTGGACGTGCCGCAGCAGGATGGCTTCCCCGCGCAGATCGATTGGCCCGAAAAGCCCCAGGAAGCGGGCCGCAATGAGTAACCTGGAAATCATTTCAAGGCTGTGCGAAATGCTGGACGAAGCCCAGCAGATCATCAAGGGGCAAGCCCAGCTGTTGGCCATGCACGGCATTGAAACGGACAGCGGCGATCTGGAAGCCGACCGCGCCAGGCTATTGGCCGAAATCGAAAAAACAATATAACGAGAACAGGGCCCAGCATGGCATAAAAACCAGGCGGGCCCTGTTCTTTTGTGGGGGCGCAATGAATACAACGCAATTTTTGGAGAATATCCAGAAAAACAAAAACAGGATAAACCGCTACGAACTGGGCCACGACGGAAGCGACGGGGCCTGCGACTGTATTGGCTTAATCATTGGCGCATGGCGGCTGGGTGGAAAGACATGGAACTGGACGCGCGGCAGCAACTACGCAGCCCGCAACCTGGTGGAAAATCTGGCCATAAATGCCCCCCTCGCCCTGGGCGACCTGGTTTTCAAAGCACGCGGGCCGAATGACAACGGCTACAAGCTGCCGGGCACATACCGCAGCGGCCCCGACCTTTTGGATTATTACCATGTTGGGGTAGTGACTTCCACCGCGCCGCTGGTAATTACCCATTGCACCGATACGCCTGGCGGCATTAAAACCGACAGCAGCCGGGGCAAATGGCTTTATAGCGGGCGGTTCAAAAAACTGGAAAAGGATGGGGAAATCACTATGGGCAAAAAAATGATTGTAACAGCCGAAAGCGGCAGCACCGTGAACCTGCGCAGCGCCGCCGGAATGAGCTACCCGGTATTGGATAAGGTGCCGGTCGGCACGCAGGTGGACGCCATTTCTTCCGCCAATGGCTGGGCTTATATCCAGCATGGCACCCGGCGCGGCTATATGATGGAAAAATACCTGAAGGAAGCCGATGCCGCAGACCAGGAAGCAAGCACAGCGGAAACACCCGCGCAGACGGTGGCCCAGGCGCGTGAAGCGATTGAAAACGCGCAGCACAGTCTGAACGTGGCCAGCGCCTTGCTGGATAAAATCCAGGCATAAGGCGGCGACAGTATGGAAATAGACAGGAACGGCTGGCAGGTATTCCAGGGCGATGCCCTGCTGCGGCTGCGGGATATGCAAGGCGCAGGCTTTAGCGCCATTATTTCAGATCCACCATATGCAAGCGGCGGCATGAGCATGAGCGAAAAGAGCCGCGGCACGCGGGAAAAGTATACCAGTTATGGTGAACAAGGGAACCCCTACCCGGATTTTAGTGGGGACGCGCTGGCGCAAAGAGCCTGGACAAGCTATCTGCACGAATTGATGGCAGCAGCGCGGGCCTGCTGCAAGCCTGGGGCAGTGTGCGCTTTGTTTGTAGACTGGCGGCAGCTTCCCGCGCTGACAGACGCCATCCAATGGGCGGGCTGGGTGTGGCGCGGCGTGGCCGTATGGGACAAGATGAACAGCAGGCCACAGATGGGCCGGTTCCGCCAACAATGTGAATATATCGTATGGGGCAGCAATGGCCCCCTGCCCATTGACAGGGGCGTGGGCGTGCTGCCGGGCCTGTTCGCCTTTCCGAATGTTCCCCCGCAGGAGAGATGGCACCAGACGCAAAAACCCCTGGAACTTATGCGCCAGGTGGTGCGCCTGTGCGAACCTGGTGGAATTGTCTGCGATCCTTTTGCCGGAAGCGGCAGCACGATCCAGGCGGCCTTAATGGAGGGGTACAGGGCCGTGGGCATTGAACTGGAAGCCCATAACGTGGAGATCATCCGCAAGCGCCTGGCAGGCGTGCAGCAATGCCTGATCGCGCCAGACATGACCCAACAGCAAACACTGTTTTGATGGTACGCGCAGGGAAAGCGCAGGCCATAGATAGGAGGATACCCATATGGATATTACCGTTATTTTAAGCATGGCGGCTGTTCTCATTTCTCTGGTGGGCTTGCTGCTGAACAGCCGCAAGGACACGCGCACGGACGCCGCAGCGACCGCCAGAATGGAAACGGCTTTGGGGAATATCAGCAGCGGCGTGGAAGATATACGCGTGGAAATGCGAACCATGCGCAATAAGCTGGACGACCACGGCGAACGGCTGGCCAAGGTTGAATCCAGGGCCGCCAGTAACACCCACCGCCTTGACGCCCTGGAAAAATGGCAGCAACACCCGCCTGACAGCCGGGCATAAGACCCGCCAAGAAAGGAGAAAAGAAAACATGATGAAGGGGAATATTAAAATCTGGCTTAAAGCCGCTGGCATCCGTGCCCTGAAAACCCTGGCCCAAACAGCCGCCGCAACCATCGGCACCAGCGCGACCATAGGCGGCGTCAATTGGGGCGTCGTGGCATCCACCGCAGCGCTGGCCGCCATTCTGTCCCTGCTGACCAGCGTGGCCGGGCTGCCGGAGGTGGACAAGGCCATCAATGCCGCGAATGGCCAGGAAGAAACCGTTGGCTAATGTTCGGCATTGATGGCATGACAGGACACTCATGCGGTGCGGATCAGGCGCAAGCATGATCCGCAGACTATTTAAAAAGCCGAACAATAAACGACAATAAACAAGCTATCATTCACCTAAGAAGTGCAGAATGATAGCTTGTATTTTTTTGTTTTGAAGTAAAAGCAATATATGATTTATATTTTTTATTCGCAGAATTCGCCGGGTTTTAGGGGTGCGGGTGACGCGGTAATGGGGAAGCACCGCATTTTTTAAGAAAAAACAGCATCAACGCTGCGAACTTTACCAGAACGCCGCGCAAAATTCCGGCCATTCCCCCCCCTACCTGAAATATTTTTCCCTGGGGGTTGGACACCGGCGGGGGCCAATCGTTTGCAGCGTGGGACTTCAAACAATCAGGGGGGGCTACCTTCACATTACAGTTATTTCATATCTCATTACAGTCTCAGAAATTTTCTGTAAGGGAACCGTCCGACCTGCCTTTATTGGAAAGATTTTTTTACATTACAGATATTACAGAAATTACAGAAAAGGAAATAGCACCGTTATTCTGTTCATAAGGCCGCCATTTTGGCAGCTGCTTGCCGGGTGAAAAACGTGGGGGAAATTTGGGGGAAATGCAAATAAAAAATATAGCATTATGAAAAACAATAATAGAATAGGCTTTTATTTGCATCTTGAAATCAACGATAATTCAAATTATTATCTTTTTTGTGGGTTTTTTACGTCCAGGGCGCTTCGGGACCAAAAGGTCGTGGGTTCAAATCCCGCCACCTCGACTGCGAAAGCTCTTGATGCCGTTTGGTTTCAGGGGCTTTTTATTTTGTTTGTACCCCAACCGTACCCCAATGGACGAATTGAGAGGGTGATAAAGGAGGTTGCCCTGTTCGTGCCGAATAAATGA